GCCCATTGATGTGCCAACGGTACCAAGCGTGCATATAAGCGCAGGTAGTTGGGAAACTTTTCCTTGGATAGCACTTCTTGGCTGACAAGGATTCCCAGGAACTGCCTCCGAAGTATGATGTAGTACCACAATCGCAGCGTTAGTGTCTCTCGCAAGGAACTTCAACTCCTTCATAATTGCTCGCATAGAAGCGAACTCTTCGCCCCCATCTGTTGCGACATCCATAAGGTTATCCAATACAATGAGAGATGGGCTACAGCCCCACAACTCTTCGAATGCTTGGACTTCCTCATCGATGTCTTCTAAGGTTGGTGATGATTCGAATGACCAGACTATGTGACTTCCTTTTTGGAGAACTGCTTTAGTCCAACCAACATCAGTATTAAGTTTCTGCTCTACGTCTGACTGACTCTTCCCTGAAATCATAGATGCCAAACGCATTGCCATAGTGTGTGCATTAGTATCCGCAGATATGTATAGAGTTGGAACATTAGTCTTAAGTGCTAGCGCTAAGGCCAGCGTAGATTTTCCTGCTCCAGGTGCTCCTGCAAACATAGAAACTTCTGAACGACGAATAATAATCTTGTTCGCTTCGAATGCTTTAAACGAACTAGGAAGGGGTTCCCCCCCAATAGAGGCCCTACCTACTGAACGTACTAGAGTTCTCATTGGCACCCTTCCTAGTTAATTTAAAATGGAAATTGTTCTGGTATTAATTGACTGGCTTGCACTGGTCCGCGCCCTGAGGCATCGGACAGACCCACATCGCGTATGGATTTCCCGTCTTGCTTGAGATTCCCGACTTGTACTTGCGAGGGCCGTGTTGACATGTCGGTCCACCCTGTTGCTGGGTTTGTGGAGCCGTAGCGGACGGAGCCTGCGCCTGGGGCGGAACGGATGATGTTGTTGGCGGAGTGTTTGGCGTTGAAGCCGATGTCGCTAAAGGGGCAACCCCGTAAGCACCGACTACCAAACGCTGCACTGCAGCAATCTGATTTGAATAATCCCCAATACCCTCTAACAGAACACTGAGTTCGTCATTGGTTTGGGCTCTGATGTTAATCATATCCCCAGCAGGGGTCTTATATGATACTTGTAGTTTCCAGTCTTCGGCCATTTATTTATCCTTCTTAATCGAGAATTGGCAGTACTCAGTTAAACCACACATGTACTGACAACTGTTTGTGTTGGGTAAGAATATAGCGTTCTTACGTGCAGCGTCGAATTGCATAATTAGATATTCCATTTTGTCATAAGTGTACTCAGACAGGTCTACCATATCTGACACGTTGTTACCACGTGACATGTAGTAGGTACCCCACTTGACCTCTACGCCAAAGGTCTGTTCAAGACCCAGTTTGTAGAACCCAAGTTGTAGACTGCTTGTTGGTGTGTTCTGTGATGTCTTTAGGTCGACAATGACCAGTTCCCCGTTGACTTCGAAGACACGGTCAATAATCATCTTGACTGGTACATCATTGACGACTGGAGTTAGCGCAAGTTCGATTGCCTTATTGCCATCTGGTGCTGTCCAGATTTTCCAATCAGGGTTAGTCTTGCGCCATGCGATGTAGCCTTCTACCCAACGAGGTCCTGCTGTTTGCCAGAAGGTTACGTCTTCCTTGTTAGGGTTAGCCTTGGTTGCCCGACCACCAACACGTGCATTGGTTAAGTCGGTATCACCTTTAGATAGGTCCCAAGCGGTTGACCATAATGAATTTGCTATAGTCACATGTTCTCCTTATCGTAGTTTTCACACGCTAAGTGGAACGCTGAACCGCCAACGGACCAAACGGATGGGGCTTCTTCCTTGTTGAGGAGTCTGCCGAGATAGTACTGGTACCCACAGGTTAGGTAGGTTGTAAACGCAGAGTAGGACATATGCTCTGGTAGTGTATATTCTTCTAGTTTGATTGACATAGGTAGAACTATACATGTAGGTATCCTAAGCGTTGCTTTCCAACGATGGGTTAATGCCTGTGTATACTTAGTTATGTAAGTAATTATATAAAGGCCTTCGGCCTTATATATTATTTATATATAATATATTATATCTAAGGAGTACTATGTCAAATTTTCTAGAAACGTTTTTAGCGTCAATAGCAGGTATCACAACGTTCTACCTATTAGAAGCAATATACTACGACATCCAGGCTCGTATCCGTGGAAGGCAGTATGAGAACTTCTGGGACAATCTTGAAGAGGAACTACAAAACTAATCTTGCCTAGGCAAACCCCTATCAGGCTGGGGTAAAAGTCGGAGGTCCTGGGTATGACTGTTTAGAACTGCCCACTGCCCCTAAAACGACAAAAGACCCCCTCGCCCTAGTATAATCACTAAGGTAAGGGGGTTTCTTGTCTTAAAAGGGCCTTGGAAGGCTTATAAAGGCTATTCTTTGGAGCCTACTCCGTACTCATCTTCTGCCTTATCCAGCGCTTTGGCTGCTGGTCCTGCTAAGGAGGCAAGAACGATAGATATTGCTGGCTCTAAACCTAGTTGGTTGCTTGCTAGAAATGTAAGGAAAGATACCAATACGCCACGTAGGTATGACTTTAGTACTGCTTTTTGCTTCTTGTCTAGTTTCATTTTTTCTCTTTCTTCTTCGGTAGGGGTTTTACCTTTGATTTAACCTTGTTGATAACTGTTGCTTTAGGCAACCATGTAAACCATGGCTTAGTTATCTTTCCACAAGATTCTTTAATGGAAATATGTAGGTGCTTATTATGAGGGTTGCTTCCAGTATAAGGACGCTCACCCTTTTCTGGGGACCATATCTTACCTTTGAAAATTAAATACTTAACCCGACTGTCTAACTTGAAATGGAAGTATGCCTCATGGCAGTTAATACCAAATACTGGGTCATGTGTTAGGTCAACGGCAAAGCCAGTGTTGTGGTCTGAGTTAGGACTCTGTGTTAGGTGAGCAGCAGAAGGTAGAAGACCATCGCTTGCTTTGTTCCTCTTTGGTTTTAATGCCGTCGCTTGGCGCAGAACAGCAATTGCAGCAGGCGTGGCTCTCTTGGCTACAGGTTTCATTTACCATCTCTTCCCTTTTGAATCATTATCTGGTAGAGTATCTCTACTTTTTCCTCTAGTCTAATAACCGAGTCTTTAAGGCTTGACCCAGAATTGGGCTTTAGTTCGTATAGATAATGCTTTACTAACCAGCGCACCGAGCCCGCAAATGCAGACACTATTGCTATTACAGATACGATTAGTGCGGCCCAATTTGCTGCAGTCATTACATTATGCTCCTAGAGTTATACGGTACGGATAGTTATTTCAAGTGCGCCACCAAAGCCATCAAAGCGCTTGTCTGGTGGTGTCATACGGGTAAAGGTTACTTGCTCGATAATTGCCTGACGAGATTCACCAGTTGATAAATCTTGCCAGATTATTACATCGCCACTTTCTTCTATGTCTTCCAATAACTGGATACGGTCAAAGGCTCTGCCTTCATATCCAAATATAGTGTTGTACTTATCTGTTTCAACATCAAAGCAATAAACAGGGAATCTCACAACACGCTGACGCGGGGTTGCAATTGTTGCCTTTGCTTGGTAGCCCTTAAAGATTGGCCCCTTACTGCTATCTGTAGCATCACGGGACATAATGAATTTGTAGGCTACATATTCCTGAGCAGTTGCTGGGCTTGATGTAGTAACTTCTACTGGTGAGATGTTAGAATCATAGGAGATGTGGTCGTACTCAACTCCATTTTTATCTACAGTCTCAAGTATCATGGAGCCATATGTAAACTCACCACGACCAAGTAGGCGTTTAAAGTTCTTTGGCTCAAGTGTATTGTAGCGAATGTTTCCTGTTGTAATGTAACCACTAGGTACTAATTCAGTTGCTGACTCTAGGTAGATTGCTCCATCTGTAGTTTCATGCGCTGTGCAGAAAGCAAGTCTATTAGTTGTTCCAAGAAATGCAACACCAGTTGTGTAGTGTTCTGTTTCTTGAGTTACTTGCAAGTCATTTGCGTATGCAAAACGAAGTGTCTCTAGTTGATTACTAAGGTCAATACGAGTAAGCCCACCATCAAGTGCGCCAATTCCAGTAGATGCCCAGACGTAGTGGTCACGTGCAGCAAAGTCATAGACTGGTTGTGATGTTTCTAGAATAAGCGGACCATAGTTAAGTGAACCATCTTGGTCATTAATTGCAGCAACACGCACACCCTTGTTGGTGCCAATCATTATATAGCCTAAGTAGTAATACAACTTCTCAACTATTTCACCAGCAGGCATTTCTGCTGCAACAACAGCAGATGTTAAGGTTGGCATAACACCAGAGGTGTTTAGTGTATACTTTTGTATGGTTGAATAGATACCTGAGTGACCCGCTGTGTAGATAGCAGGCCCAGAAGCGGCTACGCTTGTGTAATGATAGTTTGTGTTAGGGTTAGTAAAGATGGCAGTTGGTAAAGCAGTAGCCGTTGTTGCTACCTCATAGACTTTATTATTTACGCAAAGCACAATTCTGTCTTTGATAAACTCCATTGTTGCATTTTGAATCACAAGTCCAGTTTCAGTAAACATTGGAGATGGAATAGTTGTTGTATTATCAGTCAATGCTTTTTTGTACATATGAAGTTTGTTAGCGCCACCTGCAACAGCATTTGCTACCCAATAGGCATTTACACCATCATCGCAGATAGCACGTACTGGCTCCGCTCCTCCAGTATTATAATCAATAAAGTGAGTTACTGTTCCATCTGCAGAAATTTTGTCTACGTCATACTCATCATGGAGTAGCACTCCCTCAGTACCGCTCCATTGTATAGAACGAACATGTTGGTTAGGATGTTGATGGTCAGTACCAGTTACTGCACCAGTAGTTTCGTGTGTATCAACTACATCTTTAAGTAGAGTTACTTGTCCTTTAGTCCAGACATCTATACCCTTACTATCAGCAAAACGATGTGCTACTATTTCACCAGCAGATGGGTCATAGAACTTAATACCTGTTCCACTATGAAATGATGACTGTGAGCGAATCCACCAACCAGTTAGAGATTGCTCTCCTGGCTCACTACCATTGTCAAACTGTTCCTTACGAAACGGTGCAGTCTGGCGAATGTAAGGACGAGCATCATTGATTGCATAGATAAACGGCATGCCACCAACCGCTACATCGTAGGCAATATCAGTGTTTTGCCAGATAGATGCGTCAGAGACTACACCAACGTCTACAGCAATAGCCCGATTAGCACGACCTTCGGTTATATCTCTACCAGCCACCGTATCTCCTTAAATAAATATACTTGATTCTGCAAAATCTACTTCTGCTAACGCATCGTACTTGTGTTCTTTAGAACAGTTACCGCAGTCTTTACACATTACTGATTAGACAACAATGCCGCTTCAAGTTCCAGTCGTCTTGCTTCTTCTTCTGGAGTTAGGTCACGCTCTGTAATTGTTTCTTCACCTGTTTGAATGTTAAATTCTTTTTCTGTTATTTTCATTAGTTTGCTCCGTATACATAAATTGTTCCAGCAGTGTAATTTGTAGGATACAAACTAACAAATGTCAGACTTGACACGGTAGATGTTCCTGTGTATTGACCATTTCCAAAAGCAGGTCCAGCACCATAACCACTAGCACCACCTGAAACTTCAACCATTTTTACGCCTGATGTAGCAGCACCTGAAATTTTTAGAGACACTGTACATCTATCGTATTGAATATTTGCTCCGCTTTCTCCAAGCAATTCAATGTAACTGTTACTATTAGGTGCTTGATTTAAATAAGTTGGTATACCACCATTACTATTTACGTTATCCTGGAAGTTAAACCTCATACCAGCAAAACCGTATTTATTTGTTGAATCTGCGTTTATTCTTAACCCTAATAAATTACCTGCGCCTGTGTATATGCCATTAATAAAAACATAAATCTGGTCCATATTAGATATACCACTAATTGTTAAAGTACTCAGACCAGCAATAGAAGTTCCACCTGCATTAAGGAGTGAGAAACTTTTTGTAGTTGCTGGCGTAGCGGGAGCAGCCCACTTGAGTCCAGTAGCAGTAGAACTATCTGCCGTAAGCACTGTGTCGTTAGAACCAACTGCTAATCTTGCAACAGTATCAGAAGGTAGCCTAACTCTGTGGCTGATACAGTTGTTAGGGCTGTACCTGCGTTGGCTAGGTCTCTTGCTTTACTCATTAGTTGTTTCCCTCCAGGATAGGTCATCTTCTGACCAGTAGTAAATCTTTCCTTCAACTACGGGTGCAGGTGTAGGTGCTTGCCATTGACAAGTATCTTCATCTAGTACCCAAGAGTTAAACGGCTTAGGTGCTATAAAAGCATTTCTTGTAGCATCATAAGTAAATCCAATGCCAGCATAGTTCTTGCGAATGTTACCGTTGTAAGATGTTTGAACCCAACGAGTATCCTCGCCTAATAGAGACTTGCAAAAGATAATTCCTTTAGTTTCACTCTCTACTCCGTCAAGAAGTAGTTCTTCATTAGCCACAACAATTACTTGTGTGACTACATTGTTTTCATCTAGTTGTGCAAAGTGTGCCATTTTTTTTCTCCTTAGAAGGTAATACTACCTGAGCCTGTCCATATGTAAATTTTATATCCTCCACTTGTTACAAAGGTGGGAGAGCCTGTTGTAGATGTTGCTGAAGCCCATTGGTCAGAATAACGAATTGCTACTAAACCTGAACCACCTGCTTTTGCATTTGTATTCATACTATTAGCATTACCACCGTAAGAACTGGCACCGCCGCCGCCTCCAGTATTTGTACTTCCAGCAAGTGCAACTACAGAAGCACTAGCACCACGACCACCACCTTGAGTTCCTGTTCCTCCAGGATTACCAAATCCACCACCGCCTCCTGCTAAACCTAATTCAGAACCAGTAAATGATGTAGTTGCACCAGTTCCACCGTTGGCTCCTGTGGCATAGTTAGTTGCACCACCGCCACCTCCGCCAGACGGCGTAGCATATGCACCATTATTACCTTCGGATGGGTCATACCCACCTTGGTTACCTGAGCCACCGCCGTTTGATTCGTAACCAGCGCCACCTTTACCGCCACCTCCGCCTGAACCACCATCTGCTCCTGGTTGTCCTGCGTAGTAAGAACCACCTCCGCCACCGCCAGTAGAACTAATACTAGAAAAAACTGAGTTGCTGCCTTTACCGCCTCTTGTAGTATTACTAGCATCAACTGAATTACTTACGCCAGCCGTTCCGCCTGCACCAACGGTTACAGTATAAGAAGTGCTTTGAGTTATAGCAAAATTGTCTGCAGTTCTATAACCACCAGCACCGCCTCCGCCACCTCCGCCTCCGTAGGTAGAAGAACCGCCTCCGCCACCTCCGCCTGCAACAACTAAATATTCAACTGTTGGTGGAATAGGATTAAAGAAAAGATTGCCTACTAGTAGTGAGCCACTTTTAGTTTTGTTTTTAATACTTATAACAGACATTAGTAAGTAATACTCCCGCTTCCAGTAAATGTATAAATATAATATGAACCTGATGTTGTTGCAGTTGTGAAGTGCAGATGAACCACCACCTCCGCCACCAGTATTTGCAGTTGCTGCAAAACCGCCACTTGCACTACCAGCACCAGTAGTTCCAGCGTTTCCGCCACCGCCAGCACCGCCTGTGCCTCTAGTTCCACCTTGATAAGTACCGCCTCCGCCACCACCAGCATAGGTTACTGATGAACCAGTGATTGAAACTGCAACACCTGCTCCACCATTACCACCTGCAGTAGTTGTAGCACTTCCTGCTATAGCGCCTGCACCACCACCACCGCCTGAGCCGTAGTTATCTGGTTGCGTTCCTACTGTTCCTGCATAACCTTGGTTAGCCGTTCCAGTACCGCCAGCCTGTAAATCAGCGCCACCACCACCGCTACCACCATTGAATCCACCTTGATTTGCTGCACCTCCACCACCTCCACCATTAGATGTGATTGTTGAAAATACAGAATTGCTACCAGTATTACCTCTTGCAGAACTATTATAACCAGCAGAGCCAACGGCTCCACCTGCGCCAACTGTGACTGTATAAGAAACACCAGGAGTAAGTGTAAGTGGAGATTCTAAAGTTCCACCACCACCAGTAGCAGTTACAGTAGAACGTAATCCACCTGCACCACCACCTCCGCCGTATGCGGAACCTCCAGCACCTCCACCTGCGACTACAAGATAATCAGCAGTAACTACAGGTATAAAAGCAGTATTACCAACAAGGAGACTGCGACTAAACACTCCAGTCTTAAGACTTCTAATAGCCATTGTTACTCCTTAAAATCTAATAGTTCCTGAACCAGTCCATTGATAAATTCTATATCCACCCGATGTTGTAATTGTAGGGCTACCTGTTGTGCTTCTTGCTAATTCGTAAGTATCTGAATAACGAATTGCTACAAATCCTGAAGCGCCTGTAAAACCTGCTCCATTACTATTTGAGCCAGCGCCGCCATTACCTGAGTTTGCTGGTGTAGAATTTGTTCTACTTGAAGCACCACCACCCATTGCGCGAGTTACGGGTGTTCCAGTAATTGAAGATTCTGAACCAGCACCACCATCTTGGGCTTGACCGAAGCCACCTAGTGGAGCAGAACCACCACCACCAGCGGCACCTCCGCCACCACCACCTGCATTAATTCCACCTGAGCCACCATTGTTTCCCTGTGAAGGAGAAGTTGAAGGAGTATTACCAGCACCACCTTGTGGTAGTCCACCACCATTTGTCCAACCACCGCCACCACCTGAACCGCCAGCGCCACCGTTTAACCCTGTTCCGCCATTAGGTCCTGCACCACCGTATCCACCACCAGCAGAAGAAATAGAACTAAAGACTGATGCGTTGCCGTTTGTTCCGTTGGAATTATTACCAGCAGCGCCACCAGCGCCAACAGTTACAGTTATAGATGTGTTAGGTGTAACTGCTAAACCAGTTGCAGTTCTATAACCACCTGCGCCAGCACCACCAGCGGCAATTCCACCACCTCCACCACCTCCGCCTCCAACAACAAGGTATTCAACATCTGGTGGAGCAGGGAAATAAGAATCATTACCAACAAGCATACTGCCAGAAGATATTACTCCAGTTTTATAACTTGAGACTGACATTAGGCTGTAGCCTCGTCTCCAAACGCTGAGAACGCTAGGTTCGCAGTTGATGCGTATACTGAAATCACATCCGTAGTTGCTAGTGTTAAACCTACTGTAATAAGAGTTGAGTCAGATGCGCCTACTGTAATGTCATAACCAATATAGTGCTGGTTAGCAATGGTTGCTCCTGCTGGGCGTACCGCAATACGGAACGTAGCAGAAGTTGATGTTAGGTTAGCAACTGATATAGTAGATACCACTGCTTCTTTTGCAGAAGGTACCGTGTATAGAGTTGTAAGTGTTGTTGCAGATGGGTTTACTTGCCCAAGTACTTTCTTTGTCATTTTTTATATCCTTTGCTTAGGCACCCATCAGCATAAATACTGACGGTGTAGGGTCGGTTACGATTGAAGCCCAAGAAGCGGCTGTGCCGTTCGTGGTTAAATATTTTCCTGTATTGCTTGTCTGCGATGGTAGAGCATCTACTGCTCCCCAAGAAGCAGCAGAGCCATCTGTGGTTAAATATTTTCCTGTGTTTCCTGTTTGTGAAGGAAGTGCATCTACGGCTGACCAGGCAAGTCCAGTTGCTGTAGAAGAGTCTGCTTTTAAGTAATGTCCGTTAGTTCCAACGGTTAGTTTTCCTATAGTGTCTGCAGATGTACCTGCAATTAAGTCACCCTTAGCATCAATGACTGTTGGGCTAATTACATTTGCTACTTCAAATGGAGTAAAGGTAATAATCTCAAGAATATCTCCAGCGGTTAAAGCAGCAAGAGATGTAATGCTAGAACCGTTAGAGGCTGTGTAATCTGTGGTACGAACTAATAGGACACCATTAAGGTATACCTGCTCTTTGCCAACAATATATGAAAGTGTTAATCCATTATCGTCTGGACCTGACTCTGATGTCTCTCCGCCTGACGCTGTGTAGCGATAGCGGAAGATGTCTGCAGTAGATGAGATAGAACCCCAAGCAGAACCTGTCCAAGCAAACATAGCATTAGATACTGAGTTCCAATATAGAGCACCAGTTATTAAAGCATTTCCATCATTGTCTACAGAAGGAGCAGATGACTTGCTACCTAAGTAGCGGTCATCAAAGTTATCGTATGATGTAGCAGCAGCGGCAGCACTTGCTGCAGCAGCGGTAGCAGAACCAGCAACAGTATCTACATACGCCTTTGTAGCAGCGTGTAGGTTAGATGATGGAGCACCTGAAAGAGTAAGAGCACCAGTCATAGTAGAACCTGACTTGAGCACTACTGTAGATTCAAATGAACCACCGCTAGAGATTGCTGTAGCAATTTCATTAAGAGTGTTAAGTGTGCCTGGGGCACCATCTACTAGAGCATTTACCTGAGCATCAACATATGCTTTAGTTGAGGCATCTGTATTATCTGTAGGTGTAGCAAGACCAGTAATCTTCTGTGCATTTAATGCAACCGAAGCAGTAGGTGCAGCCATCTGGTCTAGACGGTTAGTGCGTACTGCTGTGTTGAAATCTGAGATAGTTGATGCAGTCTGGCTACCAGTATGGTTAGCGCGGGCATAAGGGTCAGAAACTAACTTGGCTGCAGTAATAGTTCCATCTGCAATATCTGTGGCTACGATAGTTCCATCAACCAAGTCAGCGGAAGTAATAGTTCCACCAAGGTTTAACTTGGTCTTAGCAATAGCAGCAGAAGCATTTACATCAGCATCTACGATTGTTCCATTGGCAATCATTGTTGAAGTAACAGTGCCTGTATCAGCCTGTGTCACGGCTGTGCCAGCAACCTTAGTAGCATCAATTGCAGCAGCAGAGTTAATGTCTGCGTTGACGATTGTATCGTTAGCAATCTTTGCAGAGGTTACTGCGCTATCTTGAATCTTGGCTGTAGTTACAGCGTCTGTTGCAATCTTTCCAGCAGTTACTGCAGTTGGTGCCAACTTGCCTTCTGTAACTGATAGGTCATCAATCTTAGTTGTGCCTACGGCGCCTGTTGCAATCTTACCGCTTGTGATAGCAGAGTCTGCAATGTCACCTGAAGCAATAGTAAGGTCTGCAATCTTTGCAGAGGTGATTGCACTATCGGCTATCTTGGCAGTTGTGACATTAGCATCAAGAATTTTTGCAGTAGTTACAGAGTTAGACTGTAACATATCTGGTGTAACAAAGTTTGTATCTGTAGTCTCTAGTACGTTTGCAATAGTCAAACCGTGAGCAGTTGTTGTATTTTCAATATGAGTATTTGCTTCACGATAGTCACGGCCAATTGCCATGTGTCGAACTACAGCACCTGCTGAGTGAGCGGAACCAGTTCCGTTATTCTCAATACCACGTGCAATTGTAAGGGTGTTGTTATCTCTTGCGGTAACATCAACAATTTCTTCAAGCGCTGTATCTGGGTCGATTACTACTGTGAATGTTTCTCCAGAAGAGATTGTTGCTCCACCTAGTAAGCCAGAACCTGATACAACGGTTGCGGTTGTTCCAGATGATGTAAGGGCTCCAGACAGCGTTGTTTGCTGAGAGCGGGATGAGTATTTTCTAGTTGTCATTACTGGTTCCTATCGGCGGGAGAAGTGAACTCGAGGTGGGTAGTTCTGTTGTTGCGATTTTGTTTCTTCATTAAGACGTTGCTGGTATAGTGCATACAGTTGCTTTGTTGCAGATTGTGAAGCACCAAATGGACGCTTGCCATCTGTTTCGTCGGCTTGTGGAGAAACTTGTGAAGCGCGTGCTGGGTCAAGGAATGTTAGTAAGCGATAAGCAGCACCAAGGATTGCAACATCCTTTGTTGACTCTGGAAGACCAGTTTGTGTTGAGTAGACCTGAGTATTGGTTGTAAATGGTGCTGGGTCTGTTGCGTATACTACGCGTACTGTACGTCCAGATATTGGCATCTCGCCAAGTGTAACAGTCTGTGCGTTAGCACCAAATGCTGTAGCATCTGCAGTTGAATCAAAGTCCCAACGTCGGATTGGTACCCACTCTTTAGATGGTCCAATTGACTCCCATGATAATGTGAGGATATTCTTAATATTTAGATTGTTAAAAGCATATGTTGTCTTGGCTGCATTAAATGTGAATGATGTTGACTTAACGGCAAAGATGCCTGAACCTAGTGAACGAATAGTGTCGTTGATTGCTCGCTTAATAGATGAGCGAGGAAAGGTTGGGCTGATAGTTACTTTAGATTCTGCTGAGTGTGTTGCTGCAGTTGAACCCAAGTATCCGCGTCCATAAGGAGCAACAGTTGCAGTGTTTGCAAGACGGTCAAATGAGTCAACCCACATCAACTCTTCGCCAATCTCAACAATACCTTTACCTACATTCTCGGTAGAACCAAGAGATAGGATAAGTGGGGATGACACAGAAGAGGTTGTTGTAGTAACGGCAGTTCTTAAGTAGGTAGAGCGGTCCTGTTGGAAAGTATAACCTGAAAGGTTAAGAACAACCTCATCAATCATTTCATTTAATGTTGTCATAGGTCTATACTCCTTAGGGCAGC